AAAAATCAGTGTCGTGGCACACCTATTATTCGCTAATACCAACACTTCTAATCGATTTTGACTACTGTGCCACCTGTGCCACCATATTTTTTTAATGACTGAAAAAAAAATTTGCCCTAGAATTCTACTATACACTGGCACACTACTTTTCCATATTTTTGACAAAATTAAGGCTTGCCATATTTGTGCCATTTTTTATTATCTTTTTAACTCCAGGTCCCTGTATTTCAAACTTAGCGTATGGTGCCCACTGCTTACGTATCAGATTTAGCTCTAAAATCAGATTCGACCATTGTTTGGGACTTATGTTTGTCCCGACTATACTCACCTTTTTCATAATCTATGCATAATTTACCATCTAAATGATCCATCTCATGCTGTATGCATCTGGCCTCTAAATTGTAAAATGTTTTTCTTTGCTCCTTTCCATCTTTATTTCGATACTTTAGAATGATTCTAATATGTCTCCTTACATCTCCTTGTTTGCCTGGGGCTGATAAACAACCTTCAGTATCACGTAATGTTTCATCAGATTTCTCTAATATTTCTGGGTTGATAAATACTTGTGGACTCTCTTGAGATCTAGTGCAATCCATCACAAACATACGTAATTGATAACCTACTTGTATTGCAGCTAGACCAATGCCATGGTGTTGATACATAGCTTTTTCCATCCATTTAATTAGTCTTGAGGTCTTATCATCTAGCGGAAAAGGCACGGTTTTGCTTACTGATCGCAAAAATACGTCAGGATACCTGACCAATTCTATATACATCGGTGCCCCCCAGTCTCCCAGTTGACACCGTGTTGCGCATTATCCATTATGGATTCTTTAACTCTGTTTATATGTAAGTGATCTATATAATTCATCTCTATCTGCTTTAATTACTAATCTTGCTGGGTTAGAATCACCCACTATTACACTCTCTTGGATTTCAATTCTACGTATATCCTCTAGGTGTCCTGACATTGTTTCAATGTAAACAGGACAATCAGATATCATAGTACCTTTTTGTCCGTTAGTGAATTTTTCTAGAATCTGCTGTAGATCTCTCAGTCTCATCTAATTTCCTTCCTATTATTTTTACTAATTCATACCATTTTTTTCTCCACATCTCTCTCATGTCACCACTTGTTTTATGATACATTCTAGCTATGTTATCCAGTCGTCTTTGATCTTGTTTTATAATATTCATCAACCCTCCTTAAAAAGTTATGTTTATGTTTTTGGAACTCTAACCCTTCAATTACAAACTCCTGATAAAAGTTATCTTTACTACACATCATAACCACACCTTTGGTAATCTGTGTTTTGTAGATAAAATTATGTGCCATGGCATACGCTGCCAACTGCAGACAATAATCTTCTATCCATTCTCTTTTCTTTGGTTTGTTAGTCTGTTTGAAGTCCATGATGGCGTCCTGTCCTTTGTGAACACCCACTAAATCTGTCTGACCTGCGTATAGGCCTGGGTAGTATAACGTGCATTCTGTGCCGTAATATTCTGAAACATTACATAATCCTTTTTGTATTACCTGCAGAGCCATGTTATGTGCTTGCTTACCTACATTGGTCAGGTCCAAATAACCTTGTTCTAAAATATATTTCTCAAGTATCTTGTGCATCGCCGTTCCGCGCGCCGCAGACTCCGATACGACTTTCTCTGCAGCATCTTCCCCGATCCGCGCTGCCCAGTCCGCGAGACTCTGTTTTTTCTCCTCGGATTCTGTTGCTTTTAATATCGTTGTAACACTCGGTAATTTTTCTTTACCAACATCATAATGTCGTAAACCATCCACGGATTCACGCACGGTTTTTGGGTATACAAAGCAATTATTTTTTTGCATGATACCTCGGCAGTGCAGTATAAATAAGATTATGATATTCTTTTGTTTTTTTCATTAAGTTTCTTTTATTATTTATTTTAGAATATTTTAACAAATGTTTGTAAAGATTACTTAATTGTTCCCAACCACCTATGATTAAAACTTTAGTTGCTTTCCATTTATCAGGATTTCTACCTTCTCTTTCTTTTATATTTTTATAATCTTTAATTTCATCTTTGTTAAATTTATATCCTTTTTCTTCTAACTGATTTTTAAGATAAGCAAGATGACCAAAATTATTAGAGGTTAGTCTGTAAGAACAATTATAATTGCTTGTAATCCCTTTACCTTTCCAACCTTTTTGATGTCTTAATTTAAATGTTATACACCCTTCAGCGTCTGTATAACCAGCTAAATAAGCGTAAGAGAATTGTTTATCGTTAGTTAAATGTTCATCGGGACATCCACTTTGTTGTAATATACTTTTAGCTGTTAATTTTTTTTCAAGTAAATAAGGGTAAATCATAAATAAAAGTAATATAGATTTTACTCTACCCAATTCACACACTAAACTAGGTTTAGTATCTGTGTTAGTATCATAATAAATTTTTCTTCTAATACTAGCATCAAAAAGATTAGCTAACTCTACGACAGGTTCAGCATTTACTTCTTTTAATTCTAAAAGAACTCTTAATTTTTTATTTGGTCTATCTTTAGGTTGTGTAAAAACTATAGCCCCATCACCATCAATCATACCAGCATAATAAGCTCTGTCATCTTCAGTAAATTTGTCCATGATTTCTTTGAAGACAGGTAAGACATTACCTTCTTTATCTAACATAGATCTTAAATGTTTAGATTTACTTTTATAAATTACTTCCGATTTTGTTGTCATTTTATATTTCTTATTACTATGTATATTATAATTAAACCTATCATTAGACAGACCATGTTATAAACAAACATTCCCATTCCAAATTCAAATGTCATTTTCTTTTACCTCTTATTATTTTAGCTTGTTTACGCCAGGCCCAGGCACTTAGTGTGCCAGCCCAACCCATTACCCATAAATAAAATTTTAACATCATTCCAAAGCCATTTTAATTTTGTAGTCTTCTAAACTTACAACTTTATCATTCATTAACTTACCTTGGTAATGATCTAGTATCTGTTGTATTTTAGGTAATTTAGTATGGGCGTGAGGCCACAAAAGACAACACACGTAGAACGCGTCTCTAAAAGTGCAACGCCATTTCCATTGCATTAAATATTTTGTGCCATCTTTACGTAAACCTTTTCGTGGTTTCTTGACAACTGTGCCAACTCCCAATATTTCGTGTATCCATTTAATTACAGACTTGTCTGTCATTGTTACTTCCATACTAATTCTTTGTGAGATAGATGTTCTGTATCCATCACCTTTGTGTTTCTTTTTTTTCTCTGGTCTTTTTGCAAAGTATATGCTGCCCTCACCATCAAAAAGTCCTGCAATGTATGCTGCTTGTTCATTGGTTATCGTCATAAAGTATCCGTTCCCTACCATTATAATCGTAGTAATATCCGTTTACTTTCTTTTTTCTTTTATATTTTTTCTTTGATTCTACTTTCTTTTGTTTAAATTGTGGTGTTCTAAGTAATTTAGCTACAAAGTTTTTAATCATTGTAGCCTCGATGAAGTGACCATCGCCTCCAAAAATTCTAATGTGGGTTCTTCTATCTTTAATTCACCACTAGAATTACATTGTTCACATTGTATGACTTTACTATTATCTCTAAAATCTTTTGATGTATCCCCGGTGGCAACTCTTATATAACCGTTGCCTTGACACACCGGACATATACATGCGTGTTTAGCTATTTTTATTACTTTTCCCATTTGACTTCACACCTTTGTTGTCCATAAAAAATCTGATTAGTCTTCCAATCATCTTTGATCTGGTTCTATTAGTTTTATTAGCAAGTACACCTAGCTGCTCCCAGTCTTCGCGTGGAACCGATAGTGATTTAAATTTAGCTGGATCAGCCATTGTTTCTACCTCTTATTGTTGCCGATATAAAATTATCATTTTTGTTTCTATATTCTATATGGTATTTTTTCTTTGGATCAAGTTTACGTTGTAGTTTTTTAAGAGACATCGCTTGCATCTCTTTTGATTCTCCAACATTCACATGAATCTCATTAGTTTTAGGATCTAATATTTCAGGTCCTAATTCAAACACTTTATATGTATATCTCATTCTTCTTTCTCCTATTGTTGTTAAACATGTATGGGAATATATACTATAAAATAGGTATTGCAAGCATTATTTTTTTATTATAAAAGAAAAGTCTCTTCTCACACCTTTTGTTTGTGCGTTCCTTTCTTGGAATGCACAGACATTAAGATTCTAGTTCAGATTGTAATTTAGGTTTTGGTTGTGGTAATATTATTTTATATTCATGACATTCAAATTTAATGTATATGTCATGTTGGTTGACATCTTTTCGCCCTATTTCTGCTATCTTTTTTCCGCTTTCTTCATAGCCTTGGACCATGCAGCCATACTTATCATAAAACTTATCAGGCCATACGTATGGATCTAAACAAGTTTTCTGTATTGCAGAACACATATATAATATTAAAACTACTTCCATTATTTCCCCTGGCCCCGGTATTTTTTAAAACTACGCCGGCGCGATTTATTCATTTTTGTAAGACTAGGCTTACGACCTATACTCGTTTTGTGAAACACAGGTTCGTGTGCAACCTTGTTTAAAAATCCTTTAATTTTTGCCAAAGTAATTATCCAAATCTGATTGTAATGTTTCCCTTGTGAGAGCTGGTATATAACTTATCTTGCCATTGACCTGTTGTTCAAGATCAGCTCCGCAGGTCATACATCTATAATACTCTTTTGTAAGGCCAACTAACATAGTTAGCTCATTACACGTTGGACATTTACCTGTAACAATTTCTGCATTGAGTCTAAAAGATTTCATGTTAGTCTATTATCAATTTCTTGATACTCTTACTACCGTCAATATTGTCCTCTAACTCTGCCTTACCTTTCCAACATTTGTAAGTTACAGATTCAGAATAGGTCCTCTCTGCCTCACGTTTGCCGCGAAGGCACATAGCCATCGAGTCTTGCAGTCGTGCCTCTTTTATCTCTCCGTTTACAAACATCAACAATCCTACAACAGCCTCTATCATAATACCTTACCTTTGTTTGGTCCTTCTTTGATTGTGTATCTGCTGCTGCCACCAGCGTTGATGTTAACT